CCTTTTAAGTGGTCGCAATACTCACTCATAAATGTATTCGGCCAAGGATTGCCCACTTTGTCAATCTTAGGCGCCAAGTTGTGTGTTTTAATACCATGTAGATATTTTTTTCTAACACAATCCCACACATAACTATCGTGCCATTCTCTTTCTTTGAATAGCAAATCTTTTGTATAGTATCTTCTTAAATTATATATAAAACTTTTTGTAATAGGCTCCTTTAAATTATAACCTACAAAACCACATTCACTATAATAACTTGGTCTATCTATAAATGATATGGCACAATCCTCTGGTAAAAACTTTCTAATTACATCTCTCTCTGAGATGGTTTTTTTAAATGCAATATCAGCGTCAGCCCAAAACACATAATCATAATCACAATCAAGCATTAAGTGTGTCTTAGCAAATATCTTATAGGCAAATCTAATGGCGTCCATCTTATAATCAGTTGTAGCTGGTTTGTGTTTTTCATATTGGCTATCAACATTCTTTGGTTTATTTCTATCAATAAACTCTTGTAACTCTGGATTACATTTGTGTATATCTCTAAAGAATACACCTCTTACAGAGCCGTCTGGACTTAGGGTGTAATTGTTTGGTGGGTACCAACCCTCGTGGTATACATATAGATCAAATGGCCAATTATAACTCTCTATAAATCTGTGAGCGTAATAATCGTATAATCTTTTATTAAATGTTGTTACTAATGCTATCTTCATGTCCTGCTCTCATTATATAATAACTATCTATAATATCTGTTATTGGATTATTTAACTTTTGTTGATCAAATATTTTCATCAAATCAACGCCTTGTGTAAGTTTAAATTGATCATACATCTTTTCTTTATCGGCGTTACCCTTGCCTGTGGCAAACTTCTTAATGACACTTGGTACGATTGTTCTACATTCATACCTTTTTTGTAGTCTATATTTAAGAATACCACCGTTCTCAGCAATTTGAAATACTGCTTGACCTTTTGAGCCATAAGAGTAGCCTTCAATGAATACTTTTTTATTTGTTTGTTTTTTGTGAAGTGTGTCCAGAATATGTAACACCCAATCTGATAAGTTTTTAAATCTGTCAATAGGTCCATTATTTTCTTTGTGTTCATAACCAATAATATTTTCATACATTTTGCCAATGTATTTTTTCTTACTTGTTAGGTAATAAAAATTACAATCGCTAAACGAAGTACCACCACCTGTTGCTACACATATGGCAGGACTGTTTAAACTGTAATCAATTCCAATTATCGTCTTCGTCTTCGTCTTTGTTGACCCACTCAATTTCATCTGCTTCATCTTCTACCTCATATCCACAAAATGGACAAGTTAATGGTTCTAAATCCTGAACCTCTATGTCCCATTGTACCTTATATTTAGTTTCACAACTGGAGCAGGTTTTTTCTCTGGTTTCAATCATTATAGTTTGAAAGACTTAAACTGGTCTTTTTTTACATCTTGTTTTATACCACCGATAACATAAGACTCAATCTCTGTTTCTTGTGGAGCATTTTGTGTTGATCTACTGTTTAGCCAATGATCAACCCATGGTAATGGATTTGTTTTCTGATCGTAGGCAGGTGTTAATTGTATACCTTTCATTCTTCTATTTGCCATAAACTCAACAAATTGGTGTAAAAGTTTTTCTGATAAACCTATCATAGAACCTTTTGAGAATAGATATGTCGCCCAACGTTTCTCTTCCTGTACTGCCTCATCATACATTTTGTAAACTTCTTTTTCAGTTTCTTTTATGATCTTTGTAAAATCTTTATCGTTTTCGTAATCTTTCCAGTTATTAATAATTCTTTGTGACATAGCCAAGTGTTGACTTTCATCTCTAGCAATAAAAGATATAATCTTAGCAGAGCCTTCTAGTTTCTTTAGTTCGCCAAAGGCAAAACTACAAGCGAAAGATACATAAAATCTTAAGCCTTCTAATATGTTTACTGATACCATAGCAAGATATAGTTTCTTTTTAAGTTCGTACAAATCAACTTTATCAGGTGTTAGTGTCCACTGATAACCCATTTTAATTAAGTCGTCATAAGTTTTTGTTACACTAGCAGCTCTTTTCTTAATCTTATCATCTTCTATTATAGTATCAAACACATCACTTGGTTGTGAATATAAATTTTTTATAATGTATGTATAACTTCTACTATGGATTGTTTCCATAAAGTCCCATGTAACTATACAACCCTCTACTTCAGGTAAAGAACAGAAAGGTAAAAAGGCCAAACATGGACCTCTACCTTGTACACTATCTAACATAGTTTGATATTTTAAGTTAGATGTAAAAATAAACTTTTGTTCATCTCTCAAATCAAGGTAATCGTTTCTATCTTTCTGTAAAGATACTTCTTCAGGTCTCCAAAAATAACCTAACTGTTGTTGGTTTAGTTTATCAAATATAGGATACTTCATATTATCGTATCTCTGTATTTGTAAATCGTCACCAAAAAACATAGGTTGTTTCGTAGCGTCAACGCCTTTACTTTGATTTAATACTGATTTTGCCATTTATTTGTAATCCTTGTCCTCATTATTGTTTCTTTGTTCGTCTTCGTAAAAGTAATCATTACTATCACCAAATGCCCACTTAGCTTCCTGTTCACAGAAAAAGTACCTAGTAGATACCTGAAAGTCAGGTTTCTTTAACTCTTTCGGTGTTAGTGATTGTTCAAACCATAACATTCTATTGTTAGGCTGGGCAAAAAATTGTCCATTATCTAGTTTACCAAAGTTGTGCTGTTTATGTTCACTTGGTACTTCAGCAACTGTTGTATTTATAATATTTGAATCACTATGACATGCGTCAATTGTAAACAAATATTCACCTTTCATTCTTTTACCACCCTTTAACATGATTTGTACATCACAATTCTTTAATAATCTTTTAGACCAAACTTGTATATCATATGAAAAACTATCCCATAAACATAGTTCACCTAGTTTAAGTTGTTCTTCTTGTTTTATATCTGTCTTCCATGTAAAAGCACATAAAGGAAACTTATCAAAACAAGCACCATAATCTGGTAGATATGCCTCAAAATATAAGGCACGGCCTTGTATAGATTTAACAGATACTAATACACCCTCAACAAATTCACCATGACCTTTTTCTAAATCATGTAGATATTCTTTTTTAATAAAGACTTTTGTATAAGGTAAGTTTGCTACAAAATTCATAATCTCTCCTATATTGTACAACTATCACAGTTTTCCTCGTCTTCTATTTTTGGCTTATCTTCAGGTACATTATCAACAAAACCTATAGGGTGTGCTGGCTCATCTACATCTTTTTTAGCGTCATATGTATTTTGATAATAAGATGTTTTCCAACCTAGTCTATATGTCGTTAATAAGTCCTGTGCCATAACAGAAACAGGTACTTGATTGTCTTCGTAGTTTTCTGGATTATATGACCAGTTACCAGATATGGCCTGATCAAAATACTTTTGCATTACAGCAACAACATTTATATAACCCTCATTTGATTTCATGTCCCATAATAAAGTATAGTTGTTCTTTAATCTTTTATAGTCAGGCACAACTTGTTTTAGTGGACCTTTTTTACTTTTCTTAACACTTAAATAATCTCTAGGTGGTTCTATGCCGTTTGTAGCATTAGATACCACACTAGAGGATTCTGATGGCATTTGAGCCGATAAAGTGCTATGTCGTAGACCCGACTCTTTGATTTCTTTCCTTAAACTCTCCCAATCATAGGTTAGATTACGATTTACAATCTCGTCTACCTCTTTTTTGTAAGTGTCTATAGGTAAGATACCATCGGAATATTTTGTTTTGTGGAAGTAATCACAAGGGCCTTTTTCTTTTGCCACTTCGCTACTTGCTTTTAATAGATAATATTGAAATGCCTCTGTAAGTTTATCAACTTGACGCCATGCTAATTTTTGATCATAGTTATATCCTTTTTTAGCAAGATAGTGAGCAAGGCCAATATAACCAATGCCTAAACTTCTTCTTGCCTTTGTAGATATTTCAGCAGCTCTTACAGGATATTGTTGATGATCTATAATTTCATCTAAACTTCTTACTGCTAAATCACATAAGTTTTCTAGTTCATCTCTTTTGTCTATTGTACCTACATTGATAGCAGACAATATACATAAGGCAACCTCACCATCTCCGTCTATGTGGTCAATAGGGTCAGTAGGTAATGTAATCTCCTGACATAAGTTTGACATTCTAATTAAATCTTTAAATGATGAGTGAGAGTTACAGTGATCTATATTCATAATATAAATTCTACCTGTTTCTGCTC